AACCACAATCACTGAAGAAGAATTAAAAGAACTTAAAGATCTTCAACAAGCTAAGCAAAGTTTAATATACGCTTTGGGCGAACTTGAATATGAAAAATTACGTTTAGATGCACAAAAACAAACGTTAGAACTTCAATTCAGTCAAGTTGTACAGGGCGAATATGAAGTATCTCAACGTATATCTGAAAAATACGGAGATAACAAAATTGATTTAAAAACAGGTGTATTAGAAGCTATTACTGCTTAGTTTTAACCAGTTTTCATATATTTATCGTTGATAAAATACTATTAAAACATGGCTGAAACTTTATTATCTCCTGGCGTATTGACCCGCGAAAATGATCAATCACAGGTAACTTCAGGTCCTATTACCGTTGGTGCTGCAATTATTGGCCCTACAGTTAAAGGTCCAGTACAAGTACCATCATTGGTAACTTCATATTCTGACTACAAAAATAAATTTGGAGCATCTTTCATTAGTGGTGGTGTGACTCTTGAGTATTTAACCTCAATTGCTGCATATAACTACTTTCAACAAGGTGGTGCTTCATTGTTAGTAACAAGAGTAGTATCTGGCTCTACAGCAGGATATACACCATCAACTTCATCTCTAGTACCTACAATAGGTGGAAACGTAGCATCGTCTTCGTTCTTACTTGAAACACTTTCAGATGGTGTTATTATGAACAACGCTGGTACAATTTTACCAGGTCAAGCATTAGCTAGTGGTTCAACAAATAACATTCGTTGGAGCGTTACTAACGTAAACACAGGTTCAGGTACATTTAACTTAATCTTACGTCAAGGTAATGATACTCAAAACCAACAATTAGTAGTTGAAACTTGGTTAAATCTTTCATTAGATCCTAACTCACCAAACTATATTGAATATGTAATTGGTAACCAAACTAAAAACTTAATTACCGATGTTGATGGTAATTTAGTATTACAAGTTACTGGTTCTTATGTAAATCAAAGTAGATACGTACGTGTTAAAAATGTACAGAATCCAACTCCAAACTATTTATTAAACAACGGTGCATTTAATCCAGCTTATACAGCTTCTTTACCTCAAGTAGGTTCAGGATCTGAAGGTGGTGCATTTGGTGGCGCTACAGGTCCTTTATTCGGTAATGGTACTGGTGCTTCATTAGGTTTAAAAATGTTTAACCAAATCGATTCTGTTAATATTCAAGGTTTATCAAGTAGTGACTACACTGAAGTAGTAGATTTACTTTCAAATCCTGATGAATATGATTATTCATGGATTTGCTTACCAGGTGTTACTTACCAAAATGGATCTGGTGTATTAAGTACATTAATGGCTAACTGTGAAAACAGAGGTGATACAATGGCAATTGTTGATATGGTAAACTACGGTGCTCCGATTTCAGCAGTTGATTCAGCAGCAAATAGCTACGATTCATCATATGGTGCTACTTACTGGCCTTGGGTTCAAGTATTATCTCAAGAAACTGGTAAATTAGTATTCGTTCCTGCTTCTACAGTAATGTGTGGTGTTTATGCTTACAACGATAAAGTAGCAGAAACATGGTTCGCACCTGCAGGTTTCAATCGTGGTGGATTATCAGGTGTAATTCAAGCAGAAAGAAAATTATCACCATCAGATCGTGATAACTTATATATCAATAAAGTTAACCCATTAGCTACTTTCCCTGGACAAGGTGTTGTAGCATTTGGTCAAAAGACTTTACAATCTAAAGCATCAGCTCTTGACCGTGTAAACGTTCGTCGTTTATTAATTACATTAAAGAGATACATTGGTAACATTGCTGATAATTTAGTATTCGAACAAAATACAGCAACAACTCGTAATAAGTTCTTAAACCAAGTTAACCCGTACTTAGAAAATGTACAACAAAAACAAGGTTTATATGCTTATAAGGTAGTAATGGATGAATCAAATAACACAGCTGAAACAATTGATAGAAATCAATTAGTAGGTGCAATTTATTTACAACCAACTAAAACAGCTGAATTTATCATCTTAGATTTCAACATTACTCCAACTGGTGTTCAGTTTGCGTAAGAAAATAAATTAACAATATTTATATTAAATAACAGAGTAAAATGGCAGTATTAAACCCGAACGAAATCATGTTCACAGCGTTCGAACCTAAAGTTCAGAATCGCTTTATATTATATGTGGATGGTATCCCTTCTTATTTAATCAAAAAGGCTTCTGCTCCTGGATTCGAAGCTGGTGAAATCATATTAGATCATATGAACGTTTACCGTAAAGTAAAAGGTAAAGTTCGTTGGAACGATATGACTTTAGAACTTTACGATCCAGTTGTTCCTTCTGGTGCACAAGCAGTAATGGAGTGGGCTCGTTTAGCACACGAATCAGTAACAGGCCGTGATGGTTATTCTGATTTCTATAAGAAAGATTTAACATTAGACATCTTAGGTCCAGTAGGCGATATCGTTTCTGAATGGATTATCAAAGGTGCTTACGTTAAAACAGCAACGTTTGGTGAATACGATTGGACAGCAGATGCTGCAATCAGTTTATCAGTAACACTTGCTATGGACTACTGCATATTGAATTTCTAATAATAACAGTAAATAATAAAGAATTGGCGTTAGAGAAATCTAACGCCTTCTTCTTGCTTTTTTTATAGTATATATATTTATATCAAACAACGTTATAAATTTATGGAACAAAACTATGTTACAAACGCTGGCTCTACAGAACCAGTTAAAACCCAAATCCCAACAGAAACAGTTGAATTACCTTCTAAAGGTTATTTATACCCAGAAGAGAATCCATTGTCACAGGGAAAATTAGAAATAAAATATATGACCGCTAAGGAAGAAGATATTTTATCTAACCAAAACTACATTTCTCAGGGAACAGTAATTGATAAATTACTTCAATCATTAATCGTTACTAAAATTAATTTTTCAGACTTAACTATTGGAGATAAAAATGCAATTTTGATTGCCGCACGTATCTTAGGTTATGGTGCTGATTATGAATTTATGCATAACGGAAGAAAAGTAAGTGTTGATTTATCAAGTTTAGAAAATAAACCATTAAGAGAAGATTTAATTAAAAAAGGTACTAATTCATTTGAATTTATCCTTCCACATACAAAAACAGTAGTTACTTTTAAAGCATTAACTCATGGTGATGAAACAGCTATTGATCGTGAAGTTAAAGGTTTATTAAAAATCAACCCAAATTCATCTTCAAGTATTTCAACAAGAATGAAATATATTATTACTTCAGTAAATGGAGATAGTGATAAAAAAACTGTCCGTGAATTTGTTGATACTGCTTTCTTAGCTAAAGACTTAAGAGCATTTAGACAATATTACAAGGAAGTAGTTCCTGATGTTAATATGACCGCTAATGTTGAATCAGATGGCGACGTATTGGAGGGCGTTGATATTGAAATAGGAGTTGGCTTTTTTTGGCCTGACGCCGGAATATAGGTTATCTTTATTCAAGCAAATTCATGAAATAGTATTTCACGGTAGAGGTGGGTATGATTGGCATACAATATATGATATGCCTATTTGGTTAAGAACGTTCACATTTAATTCATTAAAAGAGTATTATGATGAACAAGCTGAACAAGCAGAAGCACAACAAAACATGCTAACTAACCAAAATACATCCAAAAAAGAAATAGCTCGCCCAAATATTACCCCAAAAGCAGCATATACTACAACAAATAAGGCACCTAATCCCTAGGTGCCTTAATATTTATATCCATCATATTGATAATAAATGGCAGATAATCCAGCACAAGACACCGCAAAAGCGATAGAAGAAGCGAAACAGCGCATGAAGGAACTAAACGATGAAATTAAACGTTTAGGTGGCTCTGGCTTTAGTGATATAAACGCAATGGCTGCTAGCTTTGGAAATAACCTTGTCAATGCTACTAAGCAGGTAAAATTGATGGAGGATGAGGTAGATGATTTAAAAAACTCATTTGGTAACATTGCTGATACACTTAAAAATATCACTGCTGATATAATGGGGTCAACAAAAACATCTACCCTATTAACTCGTAACTTTAATAAATTAGAAGATCTTTCAAGAAAAATTCAACAACATAAGAACGAAGAAAATGTTCTTAGTGTTAAAGAATTAAAATCAATAGCTAAAAAAGTTGAAGACGAGAAAAAAGCATTAGATATTAATGCACAACAAGCTAAAAGTGATATTCAAAGACTTTCAAGCAAACAAAGTTTATCTAAAGCAGAACAAGATGAACTAAAGAAATTACAAGACTATAGTAGAGAAATAGCCTCCGCCCAAGCAGATAACCTTAGTTACTACAATCAGATAGTAAAATTATCTCAAAAAGAGGTAGAAAACGAAGCAAAAATTCAAAAAACCTTAGGTGTAACAGGTATGGCTTTTAAAGGCATAACTGGTTTTTTACAAAAAATAGGAGTTGATAGTAAGTATTTTGATGGTATAAATGATAAATTAAGAGAAGCAGCTAAATCAGGTTCCCAATGGAAAGTAATGGGTGCTGGTATTAAAGGTGTATTTTCAGGTATAGGACAATTTTTAGCAGATCCAGTTGGTAAACTTATCATAATGGTAACTCTAACTAAAGAACTTATTAGTTTAGGGTTACACTATAATAAAATGGCTGCTGAATTAGGAAAGGAATATGGTTTAGCAGGTGAACAAGCTCGAGAAATGGCTCACGCTGTTGAAGCAATATCTGTAGGTTCTAATAATCTTTTCCTTAATAGTAAGAACGTTACAGAGGCATTAGGTCAAATGAACGAAGAGCTAGGTACTAGTGCTATGTTCACTGAAGACTTAATAGCTGGTCAAATTGACTTAACCAAGAAAATGGGAATGTCAGGTGAAGAAGCAGCTAAAATTTCAGACTATGCTTTATTATCAGGCAAAAGTCAAAACAATATTGTTAAAGAAATAACATCTCAAAATAAGGGTTTAATTAGCAATAAAAAAGTATTACAGGAGGTAGCTAAAACAGAAGGTCAATTAGCTGCGTTCTATAAAAATGATCCTGTATTAATTGGTAAAGCAGTTATTCAAGCCCAAAAGTTAGGTATGACCTTAAACCAAACTAAACAAGCATCAGATGCTTTACTTGATATTGAATCATCATTACAAGACGAATACGAAGCAGAAGCATTAATTGGTAAAGATATTAATCTTAACCAAGCAAGATATCTTGCTATGATGGGTGATACGGCAGGCGCGGCTAAAGAAATGTTAGCTAATGTTGGTGGTATAGCTGGATTTACAAAATTAAACCGTATTCAACAAGACGCCCTAGCTAAAACTATGGGTATGTCTTCAGATGAATTATCTAATACTTTAACTAAACAAGAAAAATTATCTAAACTATCAGGTGCACAAAGAGCAGAAATAGAAAAATTAAGAAAAAGTGGTCAAGCTGATAAAGCAGATGCTATTGAAAAAGCAGTAATGGAAGGAAAGAGTGTTGATATGGCTAAACAACAGGTAGCAACTGAAGAAAAATTAGCTAACGCAGCACAGAAATTTAAAGATATTATCGCTAGTTTAGTAGCAGGTCCTATTGGAGCATTATTAGATGGTTTAGCAAGTGGTTTAAGCGTAATTAATAAAATATTCAGTGCTATATCTGCTATAAAAACTCCTCTTATGATAGTAGGAGGTATATTTGGAACTATATGGGCTGCTGTTAAAGGAATCCAATTAGCAGAAACTATAACAACTGCTCTTCAAGGTAAAAAATTAGGACTTGCCGCAAAGGAATTTTTTATTAAAAGTAATGAAAATGCTTTAGCTGCTGTTGATTTAGCTCGTGAAGAGGGAAAACTATCATTTAAACAATTAGGTGTTGCTTTAGAAAAAGAATCACTTCTTGTTAAAATGAGAGCATATGGTGTAGCTCTTCAAGAATGGGCTGTAGCTAAATGGAAACAAATAACTGGTACTCAACAGCTTGCTACAGATCAGGCTCAACTAGCAACTCAACAAGAACAAAATATTGTAGAAAACGAAGGTTTATTACTTAAAACAAGAAAATTTCTAGTATCAGTAAAGGATTATGCTATAGAAAAAGGAACAGCTTTAGTTCAAAAACTTCAAAATGTTTATGAAACAGTAAGTTTATCTCTTAAGCAAAGAGGATTAGCTTTAACTATTAAAGATTTCTTTAAAAGTATAGGTCAAGCCGCTATGAAAGCTTATCAATCCGCAGCTTCAATCCCCGTTGTAGGTTGGGTACTTGGTGCTGCCGCTGCTGCTGCCGTTGTTGGCTTAGGTGCTAAATTAATGAGCAAAGGAGATGACGTTGTATCTCCAGGATATGGTAAAAGAACATTAATGGCCCCTGAAGGTTCAATTGCACTAAATGATAAAGATACAGTTATTGCTGGTACTAATTTAGGCGGTAAAGGTAAAGGTGGTGGTAGTGAAATTAAATCTGCTGGTCCTTCAATCGACTTATCACCATTAATAAACGCAGTAAATGGTGTTACAGCAGCAGTTAATGGACTTATGGATCGTCCAACTAGTGTATTTTTGGATGGTGTTCAACTTTCTCAAAAGTTACAAGCTCCTATGGCTGTAACTACTCGAAAAACAGGATAATAAAATATTTATATAAAACAATAAAATCATGGCAATAATTGATCAACTAAAAGATTCATCATTAAGTTTAAATGGTAAAACACCAGAAACTCCTCTTAATGCTACTGCTCAGTCTACTAACCAAACAGTAACAGACTTAGCCAAATCTCAGTTAGATTTAGGGGTAGCAAACCCAGAAAAATATTTGGATAAAAAACCACAATAACACGTGAATGCCCTTAATAGATTTAAAATCAGATTTAACAAACCTAAAGTTTGGTAATGACCGTCCTGGGGGCGGCAATAGTGGGCTTCCTTATATTAAAACATACTTACCTGAAAACGATAGTGCTGCGGCACAGTTAGCTATCGCCGCGGGAAAATACAGTATTGATTTTCCTATTAGAGGAGGTGCTAAAGCAGTTACAGATGCTATAACTGATACTTTACGTATAACAAAGTTTTTTGGTGACTTACAACGTGGACCTTTTTTTATTGCGAAACAAATAGGTCTTCAATTATCAAATCCTAGAACAGAAGTAGGTACTGTTTTAGGTAGTACTCCGTACACACAAGTTTATGTACCTACAAACACTCTAGCTCAAGTAGGAGTTCAAGGTAGTGGAATACATTGGGATAGACCAGGTATTATTCCTAGCACTCCTGACCAGTTAAAATATGCTTATATTGTTGGACAACAAGTAGTAACTAACACTGGTAAATCTAATAGATTACTAAATTTATATACAACAAAAATCAAACCAGGAACTATAGCTATAGATCCTCTAATGATAAAAAAATTAGGTATTGATGACAAATCAGCACTTAATTTATTCAAATATAGTAATGGACCTGAAACCACATATGGTATAGGGGAAACTATTATTCCTAGATTTGAATCTACAACTCCCGCTTCTGCTTCAGTTAGTGCTTATCCTTATTTATATGGTACTCGTCCTGGTCTTGCTCAAGTTCCAAATTATAAGAACTTTATAACAGCGTCTAATGTTTATATGTCTCAAAGCGGAGATATATTTGACCCAGGATATGTTGATGCTCAAGGTAGTTCTTCCTTAAACAATATTGGACAACAATCCGATGTTGTAATAAATAATTATTCTAAAAATAGACACCCCGTTAATTTTCACTTAGTAACTGGCTCTAAACCTGTAATTAACTATTTAGACTATACTGCCGCTCAATCAGTATTTGTATCTGAATCTAAAATACAAATAGTAAGCGGTATTGAAGCAAATGGAACAACTTTTATAGCATCTTCTCAACAAAAAACAGTTACAAGAAATAACTACGAAAGTACTCCATACCCTATCAATTACAGTGGTTCATATGTTCGCCCTGCAAAAGCAGAAATAACAGTAGAACCAGGAAATGCTTTAACAGCTTACAAACTATATCAAACTGTTACTAATCCCCCACTTCAGGCAACCCGAAGTAAGGCTATATTAGATAATGCTAATTCTACTTTCTTCCAAAACCAATCAGGTCTTACTTTTACCTATGATTTAATTAAATCAAGAGGAGATGTTGCTAAAAACAATAGAGGACAAATGCCTCAAGATTTTAGAAAAGTATTAATTGATAATAGAATTGGTAGAAATTCATTATATGGGTATGATTATAGATCAAATAAAACAAACATGCAAGGTAGAATTGGTTACGCCAATTCAGGTATGACTAACTTTGACAGATCAAACCCAGGTAACACAGCTCCCGAAACACAGGATAAAGTAACAATGACTCCTATTCAACCCTCAAGTGCTGGTGGTTTACAAGGAGGTAACTTTAGAGATTTAGTAAAATTTGTAGTTGAAGCAGTAGATAATAATTCTCCAACTCAAACGACAAAAATATATTTCCGTTCATATATAAACGGATTTACTGATAACCACGGGGCACAATGGAATGGTTCTACATACACTGGTAGAGGTGATACTTTTTATACTTATCAAGGTTTTACAAGAGAAGTAAGTTTACAATTTACTCTTCCTGCATTATCAAGACCCGAAATGAAACGTATTTATCAAAAAGCAAACTATTTAGCTTCATTATGTTACCCTGATTATAATAAAGCTGGTTTAATGAGAGGTAATATTACTTTATTAACAGTAGGAGACTATTTGTATAGAACACCTGGTATTTTAAAAAGTGTTAACATTACTATCCCGGACGATACAGCATGGGAAATAGCTATGAACGAACCTGAAGGTAATGCTGCCGACTCCGAAATGTATGAATTGCCTCAGATGTTAAAAATAAGTTTGGCTTTCACACCTATTATGAGTATATTACCAAGAAGAGGCGCAGGCGTACCATTAATTACTCCAGCCAACAAAAATAATAGATTCTTAAATTCACCAACTGATCCAGGAAATCCATCAGCAATA